TTATATAAAAACCGAGATGCACCAGGATTGATGATTAATTCACGTTTCTTGCGTGCCAACCTATACCGCAATTTATCAATGAATGATACAGGTGTGACCTTCGGTTGTTTCGGTATAGATGGTAAAATCTTCGGAGCAACTTTTGGTATAGGTGGAAATTTATCAACGATCTTAGCAGGAGTATCAATAATATCTTTTTGTTTTGGATCAGGTGTTGGATCCAAGTAATCATCAACAACATCTCTTGATACTGATTCTAAATTCTTAATACTTGGTGGTAAATCCGATGAAATCTTATTAAACATACAATCAAATTTATGATTCTCATTAACCTCGTAATCAGTAACAGGAATTATTCTAAAATCTTCAAACCAAAAACCATATTCGGCTAGACCATTGCAATCAGATGTTATTTTCAGATCTTTATTAGCTTGCCATGACCTAGCATTCTCACTAAATCTATTTAAAAATTTTTGCAATTTAACTTGAAAATAGCCACAAACACCAGACAGTTTGATGTGACTCTTGATGTAACTGAAAGCTTCACTGATAGTTTTAGTTCTGTCTGTTCTTTGAAGTGCTCCCAGTAAAAATAAAGCAATTAAAATACGATATAATACTTCAGGAGGTGCGACGAACGACTCTTGCACGATGTTATCTCCGATAGTAATGCGTCTAATTATACCAGACCAGTATGTTGCAATCTCCGGGAACTTATAACCTTCATCAGCAGCACGCTGTATGTATGCCATTATAGCCGTGACGATGTAAAGTGGCACGACAAAGTGTTTCAAATTCTTCTGCTCAACACGAAAACCCATCTTAACTGCTGCATACATATCAGGTACCAAAACACTATCCGGGAATATTTTTGTTAAAGGAACACAACGAGACACATTACCTAATTTATTCTTTCTAACTCTAACAATTTTAATAATACGCAATGGGCCGTACGATCGCACAACCTCAAATATTAAATTAAAATCAGCACATTCAATTGATGTAGTGTTGTGCCAAGCTTGCCATTTTGCTGTGTCATGTGTGTATATAATTGACTCATCACACATAACAAATTTAGAATTGACGCCGTCATTTTGAACATAAAAGAATGGAAACGGGTCAACGTGGTTGCCTTTCATTAAAGTTGTTGTAAAATACATATAACAAGTTAATGTTTGCAGAGAATGGTTAGCAAACACTTGTGCAACATCACGCATAGACATATCATAGACTGAATGGACGGCAAAACCATGATCAGCCTTATAAAAACAATTTTCAGAACCACTAACGCAATGATTTGTTTCCAAATCAAGAACAACGTGCGGTTTGTAACTATCGTTGGTTGTACATGCGATACGATAGTCTTCCCTTGAGCTGTTTAAAAGCAAACAATTATGATCGGCTTTGATATTGCAGTCAACCGAATCACCGATGGTCATAGTGCGGAGACCTTTAGTACGATATATTGCAACTTGTTTCGCAGCATCTTCGTTGCAATACTGATTCAAAGCAGCCAAAACAGGATGTTCAGAATGCTTATACGGGCCGAAGGGGTATACATAAAAACGTGGAAAGCACATTTGCAACCACTTAATCTCGACATCGGTCATATGATACTTGTGAGTCCAAGCACCGTTGATTTTCTGCTCATGATATTTAAGAGCAACCGAGTCGGTTAGATTGTTAATAGCGTCAACGCCGTTCTTAGAACAGGTTGTTAATACTTTAATCATTTTAATTAAGTATAAATTTAAATAATACGACTTATAAAGTGTATGAAAATATTTTAAAACGCGAGCGTTAATTATACGACTTAAAGAAA